GCCGTTTGATGCTACTTACGACCACAGCAAACAAAACATCTTGGTAATTAGGGCTGGTGGGGCAGGAGACATTTTGTTCTGTTTTCCCCTTCTCCAAGAAATCAAACGCCGCTGGCCTGACTGTGTTCTGCACCTTGCGTGTCACAACTCTTACCACTTTCTTGCCAAGAAGTGTCCTGCCGTTGATGTTTTGCTGGATTTCCCTATTAAGGTCACTGACGTTCCGGAACACGCCAAAGTCATCAGCCTTGAGGGTGCGATAGAAAACAACAATGGGTTTCATTCCGTGGACGCTATGTTCTGGGCTGCTGGCATTCCGCTTCCCAGCACTGAGCAAATTAAGAAAGACCTTGTTTACGCTCCGGTGTCCAAGGATGTATCCAAGCTAAATAAACGGTGGCCCAAGCAAAAGGGAGTTAAGCGAATAGGGTATCAGTGGAGGTCTTCTAGTCCTGTTCGGTCTTACCCTCACAAAAACTCGTGTGTTTTGGTGACTAAGCTTCTAGACGAAGGCTACGAAGTCGCTCTGATTGGGGAACCAGATTCCGTTAAAGTTCCTGACCCAAAACCAAACCTGATCAACTTGACTGAAGCTGGACTAAGCTGGGAAGAAAGTATTGCGTTCTTAAAAACGTGCGATTTGGTCATTGGCCCTGACTCTAGCAGTATTCACTTTGCGGGAGCTATGGGGATACCAGCTATAGGGCTATATGGGCCTTTTAAATGGAAATACCGCACCAGCTATTTTGATTCTGTGTGGTGTTTTCAAGCTGTCGGACAATGTGCTCCGTGTTTCCATCACTCAAACAACAAGAATGGGCTTTTACCAGAAAACAAGCCTTGCTCTGCTACCGGAGAGTGCGAGGTCTTGAGAACCATCCATCCGGACAGAGTTATTAACAAAGTTAAATCATTCCTATGAACATTAATCACGTAAGACACATTCGCTGGTTTTCAGACATAGCTTATTTGATGAGCTTGATTAACGAAATCAACCCACGCAAAAACCGTTTCCGGACGTTCTGTGAATGCGGTGTAGGCCCGATGGATATTAGCTCGGCTCCTTACGTTTACCAAAAGAAGCTGGTTGATAAGCTTATCCTTGTTGAACCTAATCCAAAAATGGCCGAAGCGGTTCCCATCGAAATGCCGGAAAAATATGGTATGCCCAAAGTCGAGCTAATCCAGAAAGCTATTGGGTTTAAGGGACACTGCGAAGGTAATTTCAAATTACGCATGAACGGTGGATCAAGCTACATTGATGGCACTTGGTCGCCAACCCCGACAAACGGAGATACTGTGGATGTAGAGCTTGTTCCGTTTTCTCAAATTGATGACGGAAAAATTGACGCAATGGTTTTAGACTGCGAAGGAATGGAATGGGCCGTCTTGGATGACATGGTTAGCCGTCCTCATCTCTTGAGCATTGAGGTTTGGAAATCCCATCCCCATGCTGAACAGATTTTTAACTGGCTAAGTCTTAACCGTTACATCGTCCGGTTTAGCACTGGGCCTGAAGGGGAAACTTTTATTTGTGAACGTCTCGATTGATCCAAGACTACATGATTTCCGAAATTTCCTGTTCGTCTGCTGGAAGCATCTTAACTTACCAGCCCCAACACCTATCCAATATGATATTGCGGATTTCATACAAAACGCACCTAAACGCTCTATTATTGAGGCTTTCCGTGGCGTTGGTAAAAGCTACATCACGAGTGCGTTCGTTTGTCACCAGCTTCTTCTAAATCCCGATTTAAAGTTTCTGGTGGTGTCGGCATCCAAAGCTCGCGCCGATGACTTCAGCACCTTTACCCTGCGTCTCATCTCCGAGATGCCGATCCTTCAGCATTTAAAACCATCTGAAGAGCAACGGAGCAGCAAGATAGCGTTTGATGTAGGCCCATCCGGAGCGGCCCACAGTGCGTCCGTCAAATCAGTAGGTATTACCGGAATGATTACAGGAAGCCGTGCTGACATCATTATTGCCGATGACGTAGAGAGTGCCAACAACTCCATGACCCAAGGGATGCGTGACAGGATTTCTGAGGCAGTAAAGGAGTTTGAAGCAGTGCTGAAGCCCGAAGGAAAAATTTTGTTTCTCGGCACGCCGCAATGCGAAGAATCTCTTTATAACAAGCTTCAAGAGCGCGGCTATGTGTGCAGAGTGTGGCCCGCTCGCTATCCTGACGAAGATAAGCTAAAAAGCTACGGAGAACGTCTAGCTCCGGTAATCACTGATATTCTGGAGAAAGACCCCCTTATTTCAGGGAAAACTACCGACCCCAAACGCTTTAGTGACCTAGACCTCATGGAGCGCGAAGCGAGTTATGGACGAAGCGGTTTTCAGCTTCAGTTCATGCTTGATACCAGCCTTTCAGACTTGGAGCGTTACCCGCTGAAACTCAGCGACTTGTGTGTTATGTCCCTTAATCCACAGCTTGCGCCACAAAAGGTAGCGTGGGCTGGGTCGCCGGATTACGTTATTGATGACCTTCCGTGTGTAGGACTTAGCGGAGATCGCTACCACAGTCCGATGTTTATCAGTAAGGACGAGTGGTTACCTTTTGAAGGTTCGATTATGTCCATTGACCCATCAGGGCGGGGCAGGGACGAAACTGCATATTGTGTCCTGAAGTTCCTTCACGGAATGCTGTTCCTGATGGAGTCTGGTGGTTTTACCAGCGGATATACTGAAGACACGCTAAAAGCTCTTTCTGTCATTGCTAAGCGACAAAGCGTGACAAAAATAATCATCGAAGAGAACTACGGTGGCGGTATGTTCGGACAGCTTTTAAAGCCAGTGCTCGGAAAGGTGTATCCGTGTAGTATTGAAGAAGTTAAGCACAGTAAACAGAAAGAACTTCGCATTATTGATACTTTAGAGCCAGTTCTCAACCAGCACAGGCTTATTGTGGACAAGAGGGTTATTGAGCAGGATTACCGAGGAAATAAGCACCTCCCTCAAGAGATGTCCCTACGCTACCAGCTTTTTTACCAGATGAGCCGGATAACAAAAGACAAGAACGCTCTGGCTCAGGATGACCGTTTGGATGCTTTAGCTATCGCTGTGGCTTTCTGGACAGAACAGATGGGCAGGGATGTGGACAGAGCGATAAAAGAGTCTAGAGATGCAAAAGTAGATGAAGACCTCCGTAAATTCATGGACTCAGTTTTTGGAAACAAACCGAAAGAAAAAACTTGGATTAGTAATTATACCAACGTAATCTGATAACTAATATGAAAAAACTCTTTGCAAAACTCATGGGAATTTCCAGTTCCCTTCTCAGTTTCTACCTTCCAATTTTCCGAGAGCTTCTTGCTTCGGGATTGGCGGCTTTGCTTCCTATTGCTTTGGATATTGTCCGTGAAGTAGCTGCATCGGATAAATCTTCCGCAGAGAAGCGAGATTTCGCTTTGGGCCGTTTGCGTAGTGAAGCCGAGCAGCTTGGCATCAATGCGTCAGAGAGCCTGTTGCGATACACAATCGAATCGGCTGTCCAAAAACTCAAGGTATCCCAATAACATGAAACAATGGATTATTAAGTTTCTAGTCTCCCGCGCTGGCGGTGTTCTGACCCCAATTATTGCTACTGGTGTCGGGGCTGTGGTAGCTCGTCTTGCTGCTTACGACCCCAATCTTGCCAGCAATATCGACCAAGTTGCTGTTACCGGATTCGTGGTTGCCCTGATTGTTTCGCTGGTTAACATTGCTACCAATGCCGCCCAACGGAACGAGATTAAGACTATCCGTGCTGTCGCTAACGGCACTGCTGCTGATGGCACTACCGCATACACTGAAGTCCGACCAGCCGTTAAAGCCGAGTAGCTTAAAGCACGTAACTGAGGTCATGGATGACCGAATCCAAGAAGAGGATAAACGCTCTTTTTTGATTCGACTATTTTCGTCGCTTCGACCACATTTTGACTTTCAGAAAAAAGAAATATCAATCAAAGGAGGAGCTAAATTTTGAACAAGCTAATTGCTGACATTGCCGCCGAGGAAATCGGAGTCAAGGAACAGGGAGCCAATAGCGGAGCCAAAATCCGCGAATACCAAGCTTGCACGACCCTTAGACCCGCAGCTTGGCCGTGGTGTGCTGCCTTTGTGTGCTGGGTCTTTGACCAGTGGCTAGAAAACCCTCAAGTCGTTACGTGGCTTAATCTCAAGGTAATGACCCCTGAGAAATGGCGACCCAAGACAGCCCTAGCCTACGGCTTTCTCCAATGGGCCAAGGATCGCCCAGCCACTACCGAAATCCTCTCAGACAAAGCCAAGGTTAAAGCTGGGGATATCGTGGTCTACGACTTCAGTCACGTTGGTATCGTTTTACAGGACAAAGGTAGCCGGATCATCACAGTGGAGGGCAATACCAATGGAGCAGGGTCTAGGGAGGGGGATGGTGTCTACCGGAAAGACCGTCCCAAGTCCATTGCCCGAAACTTCATCCGGATCGTGCCCCGCCAATAGGCCGCTTTTGAGCAGAATGGCCCCTAGGAGGCGTTTTTATCCATGTCTGGCCCCTTGATCCTATTCGTGATGCTGATCTACGCTCTGATCGGTATCGACCAGTTCCGTAAGGGAGACATAGGAATGGCTATAACGTGGTGGGGATATGCCTTAGCAAATGTGGGTCTGTATGTTGCACAAAGGTAAGCACTTACGACACCACAGAAAGATTTTAGAGAAATATGCTTGACAGGGGAAACGACACCCCTTATAGATTGTTTTAGATCGTTTTAGAGATAACTTGAGGATTGTGTTAAAGCTTGGTTAAGAATCCTCTTTGTAAAAGACATTGGTTAATCAGGTAGATTAACAATAGCTCAAGAAGAAGGAAAAGTAACAATTTCAAGTATCCTTTTACTGGACTTTCTTCCAGAGTAACTGTATAACCGAGGCTAAGAATCCACTTCAACCTCAATACCGTCTTAATCTTATGGCATCCAAGAAGAAGAAACAACTGTATTTTCAGATCAAAATTCGCAATGAGGTTTGGACAATCAAGACAGGCAAGCCTTCCCTTAAACGGAGCCTTGGGGTGTGTGACTACGATAAGCGGGAGATTGTGTTTAAGCGGGATGCTATCGAAAAGTATGGGGTTGAGCTTGTGGCCCATGAAATAGCCCATGCTTGTCTTCCCGACATTCAGGAGGAAACGATTGACGCACTAGGTAAGACTATTTCTACGGCAGTGTGCAAAGTCGTTGAGCAGATGGGAACAATGATGGCTGCTCCGGACTTTTCCAACCAAATGTAAATCGTGTTAAAGCTTTTAGCCGTTGTGTTTAATAAAACGGCTTTTGGTATACACAACATCGACACGTTGCTGGGATGTGTCGAAGAATCCAGATTTTGCATACATATTGCTCAATAGTTCAAATTTGGCTTGGACTATTTGCAATTCCATACTCAATTGTCTTGTGGCACGGAAATAGATGTGTTCTGGTTCTGAAAAGATTTTGGCAGAAAAATGCGAGCGGGTAAAACGAATCACAGCTTTTCTGATTTTCCCCCATGTCACTTTTGAAAACCGAGAACAGGGTCGCGTCCAAATGACACAAGACTTGTCACAAAAACAGCGCAAACCGTTGAATCTCAACACTTTAGAACAGATAAGAAGTCTATTTCAGCCACAAATCAGAGAAATGAGCACAAGATATCGCATTCGATCCGGCCAAAATGATTCGCCGTTCCTGCGTCCATCCTACCATTTGCAAAATTTGACCTTTCACTATCACGCCTCTAATATCTGATATGTAATTTTCAAAAAATTTTTTCTTTACGATTAACCTCTTCTCTAACTTGTGTAATCTTCTCTTCGCTCTTCTCTTCAACTAATTCGTTATAAGTTAGTATTATCTTATCAATGTGTTCGCTTCGCTCACATTATGTTGATTGATCTTTATCAATTTATCTATCATGTTGTTGATCATCTACAGCCATGTGCCGCGCAAATCAATTTTCATTTATCAGTTAGGCGCGAGCAGCCGTGCGCTGAGAATTTAAATTCAATTCCCAAAATGGTGTGGCTTCCGGTTGGCCGGCGATTGTGCAATATCATTTGCAACCGGTTGGGAGTGCGTTCTTAAATTGTGCCTAGAATTTGCAACATGATTTCCCAAAATCGGGGCAAATTTGATAACTCGCTTATTGGCTCTGTAAAGCGTTTTGATCTTTTTCCGGATTAGGCGTAAAGCCTTGAAAATCAACAATTTACAACCTGGCCGGATTGTTTGGCTATGGTGACCCAGCCGAAAAATAAAAAGGCCGCAAATAGGCTCGTGCAAATGCAAACCGTTTCCCGATTTGTGCGGTTCTCTGGCCTAGCTTAAAGCGTGCCAACCGTGGGAAATATATTTACAAAAAGATCCGTCTATTTCTTGACCGTTCCGGCCTCTATCACGTAATCTTTTCACCGTATGGAACACCACATTGCACAAGCCGCACTTGAAGCGTTTTGCTTTATCGTGCTGCCCTCAATTGCGCTTGCCCTGATTCTCAGCCGCAAGCCTTAACAACAACACCAACCAAGGAGAAAAATGAAAACAGCCAATGCAGACAAAAGCGCAGCCATCAGCCGCGCACCCATCGCGCACGACATTAAACTCGCCGTGCTGCTCGCAAACGCTCTTTTTAAAGAGCACCGAAACGAACACGGAATGTTCAACCTCAGCAGCGCAGCCCTTGACCGGATAGCTGACGCTCTTCCGGCTCTTATGGTTCCGATCTTCTGGAAGAGCCTCAACCGGAAGCGCAAAGCCGCAGCCGATGCCTATAACGCAATCCGGCAGCAGTCCGAGAACAAAGCAAAGCGATTCTTTGCCGCCGTTGTCTTCAAACGCCGGAAGCTTCGCGCCATGATCCGCAACAAGCAGGTCAGTCTGTTCGACATTCTCGACGCACTGCTAGACGAGGAAAAAATCAGCAGCTATATGACCAACAAAATTGCCCTTGGCAAACAGGTCGCCCACTTGGAAAAATATTATTTCCGGACGATCCCGCAGCGCAAAGGCCAATACGAGGGGAAGAGCTACGGAGAACGCTTGCCGCTTTATGCGTGCTCCGGTGAACTGGAAGCAGCCTCCGTCTACTATTGCCGCAATCGTCGGCGCGGAATGTTTTGGGACGTTGGCACGGACGGAGGAGGACAGCCGGAAATCCGTTTCCGGATTCACCCGACCACAACGGCCAGAGCTTGCCGCCTCGTCAGCCGGATCGGATCGCAAAGCCGCAACGGTGGACACATTCACCTCAACTGCCGGAAGGATGAGGAAATAGGCCGCCGAGTCTTCGCCGCCTTCCGTTCGCATCTGGTCTGGTTTCGATACCTTGCAAACCACGCTCGCCGATCAGGACGCTGGTCAGGAGTGGACAGCACGCCGAACAGCTTTGCCGAGGCTCGTCACATTAAAGCCGCAGCCATTAGCGCAAACACATGGAACCACACTGGAACGGTGGAGCTTCGCCTCTGGGGAACCACGGCCAAACCGGAGCAATGGGCCTTCCGCGCCCGCCTCATGCAGTCGCTCGCCCGAATGAGTGAAACGGAGGAGATGCACGTTCTCCCGCTTATTCGGGAAAACGCCGCGCCCATGTTCCTTGAATTCGCACGGTGGACAGCAGAGAACGACCCGCAGACATTGCGCGAGACTCTGCACGAAATGCGCCGGAAGGGACGCACTACAACCGACAGGATCGGGGCCGAGCAGTGCCGCGCATTTGTCGCCGCCTTCGATGCGTCCGACATCCGGCTCTCCGGTTATCGTCGGCGCACTATCACGGCCAACAACCAAACAGCCGGGACAACTCCCGCGCTCGTCTAAACAACAACCAACAAGAAAGGAAAACTGACAATGTGTAAACTCGCAGCATGGACAGGCCAGACGGCCAAACCACTAAACAAGGCCGCAGCAGATCGCGCCATTCGCGCCGCTCGCCTTGAGATGCAAAAGTCGGAGCGTGACGGTTTCGGATTCGCCCAATCTGGGCAGAACGGACTGCACGCCCGATTTCTACAGCCGGAAGGCTTCAAGAATCTTGATGCCTTGCAAACGCTTAAACGCTCCGCAGGTCGCGCCTTCGATGCCTTCGCCATCAGCAAACGCGCCGAGCAGACCGGAAGCTATAAGCCGACCCGCTCCGTCATTATCCACGGACGCACGGCCACGCACGGCCACGGAATCCCCAACACGCACCCATTCCGGCACGATGGCTGGACGATGGCGCATAACGGAGTGATTACTTGGAACGGCCAACCGTCCGAGCTTCACAAGGCCGCAACGTGCGACTCGCAGCACATTCTGTATTGCCTGACCGAGAACGGCACAGACGAGACACGCCGCAAAGACTTGGAGAACATCCAAGGCTATGCCGCCTTCCTCGCCCTTGCCCCGAATGGCGACATGATCGCCGCAGTCGATGCAACGGCCAACCTCTGCGCCGGAATCACCAGCAAAGGCCGCTGGATATTCGGCACGACTCCCGCGCTCGTGGAAGCCATCGCAGACGCATGGAAATGCTCAAAGGTGGACGCTTTCCGGCTCGACTCGTGGGCATGGCTCCGGTTTCCCGCTTCCGGTGGAGAGCCTACCGTGGGAACGTGGACGCACGCCGCCGCCAAATATAGCGAGGCCAAATTCAGCAGCCGCAGCCTTGGCCGGAAATGGTCGCACGATGCCGCCGACACCGAAACGGAAAAAGCCTTTGCACGCTTTCCCGATTTCGACGGAGGCCACTACACAACCGGAGCATGGGACAAATAAGCCATGCCTAGATCACCAAAGGACACAGCCCTTGCCATTATGTCCGCGCTTTATTGGCTGGCTGGCTGGCTGATCCTGAAATACTACGGCACGAAATAAGCCCCGCGCCAATCACGCCCCGCCCTCCGGCCTCGAGCTTGGGGGCGGGGCCTTTCACTATCACGCAAATAATATTGAGAATCACATTATCAATTTTGAAAAAAAATTTTTTTAAAGGCAGTTGATCTTTTAGAAGCTCGCTTCGCTCGCTATATGTTGTTGATCTTTCAAACTCGCTTCGCTCGTATCTAGGCAGTTTATCAACAGCCATGCGCGATTCTGCTTTTTCGGTTTCAATTTTTCCGTCGATGCCAGAACCAAAAATCATTTTGCAGTTTCAGTTTGGCCGGCAGCTTGGCAATTCACTATCATCCTTGCTGTATTCTACGAACACTGGCTCCCAAAATCCTTGCTGTCTTGGTGGAAAAAAGTTGGCACGGTTCGTGCTGTAACAGATGAAAATTTTTTCAAGAAAATCCTTGCCATCCTTTTATGACACTACTAGATTGATCTCGTTTCAAAATGGCTACAATCAACCAACGACCAACTGGCAGCTTCCAAGTTTCCGTCATGCTGAAAGGCAAGCGGTTTCGCAAGGACTTCCGCACCAAGCAGGAAGCTGAAATTTTTCTAGCGGAAATGAACCTCAACAAACTGCGTGGTGTGGTTGCTCACCCTACTCCTGCGGCTCTGGCTCGTCCTCGACTGTGGCGTGAGCTTCAAGCTGAAGTAATGAAACGCTGCTGGGCCGGAACCAAGGGAGAAAACACGGCACGCATCAACAGCAACTCCGTGGTGTCCTTCTTTGGCTCCGAAAATGAGTTTTCTGACCTCACTGAGGGACACGTTGTTGCCTTCATTACGGCTAAGAGGGAGCAAGGTTTAAGCCCTGCAACAATCAATCGTCACCTTTCCGCATTGTCCAAGATGATGAATTACGCTGCTCAGCGTGGGTGGGTGAACAAACCAATCATGCCGGATCGTTTGAAAGAAAACAACGAGCGACTTCGCTGGCTGTCGGAGGAGGAGGAAGAGCTTCTGCTCTTGGAGACTAACTCCATGCCGAACAAAAAAATCTATGCCGATCTATGGGCTTTCCTGATTGACACTGGTGCTCGTGTTGGAGAGGCGTTGAAGCTGCAATGGAAAGATGTGGACTTTGACAACCGGAGACTGACCTTTGTCGATACCAAAAACGGAGATAACCGGACAATCCCGATGACCAAACGAGTGTTTGAAATTCTGGATCACAACAAGAAAAACCGGATCGGCCCTCCGTTTCGGATTTCCCAGCCGAGCATCAACTACGTTTGGAAGCTGGTCAAAGAACGGAATCTGGAGTGGGCTGCTGACGATGAGTTCGTTCCTCACGCTTTGCGCCATACGTGCGCTTCAAGGCTTGTGCAACGGAACATCCCGCTGTTCACTGTGATGAAATTCCTAGGCCACAAATCCTTTCAAATTACGCAAAGATATGCTCATCTTGCTCCTTCCAATCTCTCTGAGGCTGTGTCAGCCTTGGAACAAACCCAAAAAACTGAAAAAGAAAATGTATAAAGAACCCAATGATGCTGCTGTAACGGTAGTTGCCGTTCTCTTAACAACAATCCTGTCTCTCACTATGCGTATGGGAACGGTGTTTCTAGGCACTGTTGTTGCCGTGTGGACACTGCGCTGGATGGGGGTGGCTCTGTGAGTGCTTTCATCTGCGACCAACAGACAGAGGACACAATGCAACTACTGAAGTCGCGCAACTTCCTGCTGTCATTTGAAAACAAAAAACTCAAAGACGAGCTTTATTCTTTGAAAAGATATGCTCGTGAGCTAGAAATGAGGCTTGATGACAAAAACAGAAATGAATGCAGTGATGAGTCTGGACAGGATTCTGTCCGGTCATCCAACGGAGAAACACAGCTTCAATGGAGTTTCTGAAGACAAGTGGGACGAAAGGCTCAAGACAATCGAAGACAAAAAGCAATTGCTCAAAGTCCTCAAAGACCTTGACCTTCATCCGAGCTATCTTACAGAAGATGACTACAACGACATCAAGAGAAGGATGCGAAGAGCCAAGTCCTTCCGGTATGTATAAAGTTTGTTTCTACAGGCCCAACGGAAAACTTGATGGATACTTCAAAGCTATTCACAGTTCACAACTCCATTTGATACTTCAAACTTTACCTAAAAACTGGATTGCTGTGTCCTACGGAGAAGACGGATTACCACACTTTAGCACAACAAATTGAGACGGAACGAAAAGCACAAGGACAGTTTGGGGACTGTTCGCTTTTCCGGAAGTCGCATAAAAGAGCCAGCAGAGATCGAGAAAAACTTAACCTAAACTAAACAAATGGGGAGGGTTTGCGCCCTCTTTCTCTGCTGGTTCGCACTTTCAAAAACACAAAATGAACAAATACATCGTATGCTACGGAGATGAAGTCGTTGAGCTTGCTGCCAGCGGCTTGAACAAAACACAAGCAATAGCCAAAGCTCAAGAGCTAGGCAGTCAGGGACATTTCCATGTCCGTGTAAGGCTGGAAGACCCTCACCATCCTAGCTGGCCGCTAAACTTTGACCTTAGAGAAAAGGAGGAAACAATCAGTGAGCAATCAGACCTCAGCGACAAGACCTAATTGGGATACGTGGTTCATGGGATTAGCCACTGTAATCGCCGCACGTAGCGAAGACCCACACCAAAAAGTAGGGTGTATTGCAGTCCGAAGCGACTTGAGCGTTGTAGGCATCGGCTACAACGGAGTTCCTTCAGGTCTAGAAATTGATTGGTCAGGGCGGGACGAGCGGCGACCATTGGTAATTCATGCAGAGGCCAATGCTCTACGCTACGCTAAACCGGACGAAGTGATGTGTCTTTACGTAACGCTTCCTCCATGCCCAGCGTGCCTGACTTTAATCGCTTCTTACCGAATCCCAGTTGTCAGGGCTATGTGTCCAGCGGATAGATCAAGAGAATTGATAGCTTCAATGGAGATAGCGCAAAAACTTGGAATACAACTCAGCGTCTCGGTTCCTCATGGATCAACAGGCTTTAATTGAAAACCAGCAAATTGAGGATGGTCGCCAACGGTTCTGGAAGAAAATCCAAAACTACGTAAACCTTGGTGAAACCAGCAAAGCTCAGTGGGGGGTAGATATGCTCAGCCAAGCTGTGCCCATTTACGCCAAAGCTTTGCATTCGTGGGTTCAAGATAAGCGGACAAAGAAAGCAGGAAGCTATTCCCTGTTTATTTGGGTATCCGATTTACTTCCTGAGCAAACAAACACAATGGCTTTCTTGGGAGCCAAAGAGATCATTAACGGAGTGAGTCAAGGCGAGGCGTTTACTTCTTTGGCTATTAGCGTGGCTAATTCTCTAGAGCTAGAAATCCTGTGTCGTAAAGCTAAGAAGCAAATAGGCTCCGTGGAGTGGAGACGCATCAGCCAAGCTATTCAGGACAACAACTTTTCGGATAAGCACAAAGACGAAGAGTTCCGGAAAACAGTTTACCGCTCAGGGTTTGAGCCGTTTCTGTCCCTGAAAGCCAAGGTTCAAATAGGAACCGTCATGCTCCATCTGTTCAAAGGCAGCACCGGAATCATCGACTTTATCAATCTACGCTCTGGAAACAACAAGATGAAAACTTTTGTAACCCTTTCTGATGAAGCACGTTACTGGGTGGAAGCACACACCGGACACTTTGAGATTATGCGGCCTGTCCGTTATCCGATGATCCAGTGTCCGCAGCCGTGGCAACCGAAGACACTGTTTTCCGGTGGATACAGCGACGACAGAGTAAAGCTTCCGCTTCTGAAGTCCCATAACAAATTGCACAAGAAGCTTGCTACCGAGGTAGAAATGCCTGTGGTTATTGACGCAGTTAACGCACTACAGAGCGTTCCGTGGCGTGTGAACAAAGAAGTCCTCAACGTGGTCGAGTCTTATTTCAGCGAGAAGCGATCCATCAACGATGTGCTTCCCTTTCACGGTTTGCAAGATTTGCCGCCCAAACCGCACGACATTGCAACAAACGAAATAAGCAGACGAGAATGGAGACGCAAAGCTCAGTCTGTGTATCAGCAAAACTACAAGAACAAATCCAAGTTTCTGCTGATTGCCAAAATCCTCCAGACCGCTAGGCAATTTAGCCAGCACGACAATCTTTATTTTCCCTGTCAGTTGGACTTCAGGGGCCGGATGTATTACAGCAACGAAGTCCTGCACCCGCAGGGTAACGACTTGTCGCGTGGTCTTCTTGAGTTCAGCCGTGTTAGAGAGATTGAAACGGAAGAGGATGCCAACTGGTTTAGGATTAGCGGAGCCAATAAATTCGGCATTGATAAAGTCACGTTTGACCTCCGGATAAAGTGGATCAACGACAACCAAGAAAAGATCAAACAAGTAGCCAGCGATCCTTTAGATTTTGATTGGTGGACACAAGCCGATAAGCCTTGGCAGTTCTTGGCATGGTGTTTCGACTACGCTCGCTTTCTCAATCAAGGATACGGTTACCTTTCTCGCCTTCCGTGTAGCCTTGACGGAACAAACAACGGCTTGCAGATTCTTTCCATCCTTACCGGAGATAAGCGGACAGCCGAGCTTACCAACGTCATTCCTAGCGATTACCCAAACGATGTGTATGACGTTGTGCGGAAGCGTGTGATAGAGCTTTTGTTGGCTGATGGAAGCGACATGGCTGTTCGCTTGATCAAGTCCGGCCTTGTCCGTAGGGAAGTGATTAAAGTTCCGGTAATGGCTTTGCCCTACGGCATCAAGCCCCACGGAGCTATGGAAGCAGTTGACGCTGCGTTCCGTAAAATCAGCTTCAACGATCCCAAGACGTTTGAAGAGTTACCGGAAAACATGAGGAGAGATGCAGCTTTGTATCTAACCAAAGTCATAAAAGAAGCAATTGGTCAGTTGTTGGTTGAGCCGCTGAAGTGCATGGAATGGCTCAAGCAGATCAGCCGTGTTGTTGCTGAATCCGGACAGCCTGTTCGCTGGGTAACTCCGAGTGGATTTCCTGTCTGTGCCGCTTACATCAAAACACGAGAGATCACAGTTTCTACTCGTCTTGATTCAAAACTCATCGACAATCGTTGTGTGGTTGAGGAAACAAAGCAACTGAACGACAAGGCAATCATCCGAGCCATCAGTGCCAACTTTGTTCACAGCTTGGATGCAAGCATTGCTCACCTTGTCTGTTGCGAAGCGAAAAAACATTCAATGGATTTTGCAATCGTCCACGATTGTTTCGTTGCTCATGCTTCCGAGTTGGCTAAACTTGCGGACATTGTAAAGTCTACTTACGTGTCGGTATTCACTGACAATCAACTACTTGCGTTTTACAAGCAATTGGCGTGCCAGAACCCGAAGGTGGCCGAAAATAAATTTTTTGATGTTCGTGATTTTCCCATTGACCTCATCAAGCAATCTCCCTACTTTCTCTCCTAGCCAGCGAGGAGTTGGCTTTTTCCAAAATGAATAATAAACCTAAGTTCCTACGTCTCGTCAGCCCTAAAGGGGTGGCTGTGTATCCGAGGCTTAACACCCCTTCCACTAAGTTCAAGGAAGAGGGCGAGTATAGCGTTAAGCTTACTGTTCCCTCCATCGAAGCTGTTGGCTACCTTGATCAAATCAAGGCAGTGGCACGCGAGTTCTATAAAGAGCAGTGCAGTCTCCTTAAAAAAGAGAAGCTCAAAGTTCATGCGTTCCCTTGGGAAGAAGATGGTGATAAGGTTACCATTAAGTTCTCCAATGTTGCCAAGATCACAGCGAAAAACGGTCAGAGTTATGACCTGAAAGTGGCGTTGCTGGATAGCAAAGGAAATCCAATCACCGACCTTATCGGTGCGGGTTCGATCCTGAAAGTTGCGGCTGAAGTTAAGCCGTGGTATGTCCCTGCCCTTGGGGTTGGAGTGTCCCTCCGTCTCCGTGCGGTTCAGGTCATCGACTTGAAGGCTCCGGCCCAACTGGTTAGTGCCCAACAATTCGGTTTCAGCACCGAAGAGGAAGGCTACGTTTCCGGAGGGGAGTCCTTTGACGATTCGGTGTTTGGCAAACCCACTGAACAAGAAACCTCAACTGGAGAACCTGTTTCTTCTGGTGAGGAGTTCTAAACCGAAGTTTCGCTCAAAGCTGGAAGGTGTGGTCGCTCGTCAATTAGCGGGTAGCACAGGCTTCCAATATGAGGGGAAAAAGCTGGCTTACGAAGTCCGAGAAACAAGACACTACGTTCCAGACTTCATACTTCAAAATGGGATTCACATTGAAGTAAAGGGTTACCTGAGAGCCATTGATCGAAAAAAGCTTACCCTAGTTAAGAAGCAACATCCTCATATTGACTTGCGGCTCATCTTCCAGCGAGCGAGTAATCGGATTCACAAAAAATCGAAAACAACATACGCAGATTGGGCAAAGAAAAATGGATTCATTTACTCAGATAACGGACGAGTCCCTAGATCATGGATCGTCAACTCTGGTTAGTCACGGCCCATGCTTGTCCTGCGGGTCAAGCGATGCCAACGCTCTTTATTCGGACGGACACGAGTTTTGCTTCTCATGCAAAGCTTACAAACACGGAGATGGGGCCATAAAATACACAAAAATGACAAACGAAACACAACAATTCAGCTTTTCGCCTGTCTTGGGTGAGGTCAAACCCCTTGCCAAAAGACAAATCAACGAGGAAACCGCTCGCAAGTGGGATTACCAAGTAGGGCTTTATAACAACCAGCCTGTCCAGATCGCAAATTATCGTGATATGCAGGGCCAGATCGTTGCCCAAAAGCTGCGCTTCCCTAACAAAGAGTTCCTCATCAAGGGGGATGCTTCAAAGATGGGGCTGTTTGGTCAGCACTTGTGGCGTGATGGGGGCAAGATGCTTGTTATCACCGAAGGGGAGATTGACGCTCTAAGTGTAAGCCAAGTTCAGCAAAACAAGTGGCCTGTTGTATCCGTTCCCAACGGAGCACAAGCCGCGCTTAAAGCCGTTAAGCAGAACATAGAATACATTGATCAGTTTGAGACTGTCGTATTCATGTTTGATAACGACGAGCACGGAGTCAAAGCGGCCAAAGAATGTGCTTCAATACTGAAGCCTAATCGCGCTCGCATTGCCGTTCTTGAGGCCAAGGATGCCAATGATCTTCTTACGTCCGGTAACGGTGCTGCCATTATCGACGCTATTTGGAAAGCCAAGAGCTTCCGTCCTGATGGTATTGTGGACGCACAGCAGATGTGGGATGCGCTCGTTAACGCCCCGAAAATGGAGTCTCTTCCGTATCCTTGGATCGGCCTCAACGATATGACAAGAGGGTTGCGTAGAGGAGAGCTAGTCACACTTACTGCTGGCTCCGGTATTGGAAAAAGCCAAGTCTGCCGAGAAATAGCTCACTGGCTGGTTCAGTCAGGCCAAGCTGTCGGATACATTGCCCTTGAGGAAAGCGTCCGGAGGACTGTGCTGGGTATGCTTGGGATTCACCTTAACAAGCCTCTTCACCTTGAAATGTCAGTCAACGAAGAGCAGCTTAAAGAAGCGTTTGACGAGATTATTGGGGGAGGGAAGTTTTACACCTATGACCATTTCGGCTCCATAGAGTCGAGTAACTTGCTTAACCGAATCCGGTATATGGTTCATGGATGCGGGTGCAACTGGATAATTCTTGATCACCTTAGCATTGTAGTCAGTGCTTTTGGGGAAGGAGACGAGCGTAGGCTTATTGATTCCGTAATGACCAAGCTCCGGTCTTTGGTCGAAGAGCTTAAAATAGGGGTTATCCTTGTCAGTCACCTTAAACGTCCTGATGGCCGTGGTCACGAAGAGGGAGCGGC